CCAAGTTCTTATAATCATCTTCTGTTTGCGTAACAAGATCTTTGTTGGGTACTATGACTATAGTACGCCCATATGGCTCTACAGAGTAACTTAAAGTAGCCGTAATTAACGTTTTACCAGCCCCTGTAGCAATCTCCTGTAGGCATTGTGGTTCTGATAAAAACTGATTTATAACATTAACTTGATAGTCTCTAAGTATTATGTTTTGCCTTTCATGCGTATGTCCTTTTGGCCAGACTAACTTCTCATGAATTGTATTTGTAACTTCTATAAAATCGAATGTTTGTTTCTTGCGTTTATCTTTGACATTAACGATATAATGTTCGCTTAATATGGGTATAATTTCGTCTAAGAAATTTAAGTAAGTTACACCTCCCATACTAAAGAAAGAGACACAGCCATCCCAACGCCCTAATTTATATGCAGGTACGTGGTATGCATGTGGTAAAAAATATTTAAATTTTTTTTCTAATTGTCGCCTTGTAGGTAAATCAAGATCATGTATTTTAACATTAACTTCGTCTTTAATTTCTATTGTACAGTCAGACATAAGGTCATAAAAAAAGGAGTTCAAAGAACTCCTTTTTTGTTAAAGTGTTAGTAATACTTAATTGCGTTTCATGCAGGTCGATTCAGCTAATCGTTCCCAGCGTTCTGGAGCCATCTTTTTAAGGTCTGCAATCTTGTTTACCATCCTCAAGCTCATCTCACGCAATTTATTTTTATTCTCTTCCATGTACATAATAAGTCCGTGCTCTTCGTCATTAGTAAAATTATACTTCTTAAGCATCCCGTCTTTAACAATCTGCTTTACACGAAGCAACTTATCATGCATTGTATCAAGTGTCAAGTCCAAGTAATGACATCTTGAAAGGATTGCTTCTAAGTGATCTTTAAGTTTACCTTTCTTAACATTATCAAACTTTAAGTTTGTAATAAAAATAACTGATCCGCAAAATTCAAATTTCTCTGGAACACCTTCTCTGCGGAGTGCCGCACTTTCTGTATTCCAACTAATCATCCGTTTTGCACTGGAATCAAGTGCCGCCTTTAGCAAGTTCAAACTAACTTCATCCCAAAGAATGCTATCACAGTCATCAAGTACCAACACGCTTCCTGGATCAGCGTACCTGTAAAGTAACTGGTACAACCCAATTGCACTTGCGGCACCTTTTTCAGTTCCGTAACGTACTGGCTTATCAGCAAGTTTATCAAACAGGCTGTTCTTTTCAATAACTTGTTCAACACCAAAACTTTTACCAATCCCCGGAGGTCCTGTTACTATCATCCCACGTACAACACCATCAATGGAACCTTGTGTCATTTCATCTAAAATATTAAAACGTTCTGCAATTTCTGCAATACGTTCTTCATCGGTCTTTTCTGGTTTAACTGCTACCGGAACTTCAACTGTTTCTTCTTTTGAATTCTCTTGTACTTGGGTTTGAAATGAGTTAATAACTTCGTAATCATGTTTGCTAATAAGTTTAATGCGGATTTCACGGTCTGGAAAACCCGGAACATGGGCTCCGTCTACTGTAATAAATCCACCGTTCTTACCAACATTAAATCCTTTTACCAACGGAAAAATTAAATCATTAACTGCTTTACCGCCGTATTCTCCGTTGTGTACTCTTGCTTGGACTTGCATATTCTTCCTCGTTTAATGTTTAAATTAACTCTTTTCTTTAGCATGTATATATTATACGCTCTAGCCACAAGAAAGTCAACCTTTTTTGGCAACTTTTTTAACTTTTTTTACTTTTTTGTTGGTTTTTTTTCAGATAAAACCTGTTTTGCTTTATTTCTGAACTCTTCTACACCCTCAAGTAAAGTTTTTGCATTTTTTTGTTTACGTTCTTCTTCTTGCAACTCAGGTAACCGTTCTTTATACCACCAATCAGCGGTGCTCGACATTCATAATCCTACATCTTCTAATCCTGCTACTCGCAGTTTGACTATATTATTAATTTGAAATTGTTTTGCATCAAGAGCTTTAACAAGCCCATGAAATTTATTTCTTAACAATGCAAATTCATTTATTAAATGATTAAAGTCAACTACTTCATCTTCGCCATCTACATATTTCTCAGCATCTCGCGAACTTAATGCTTTATTATAATGTTCGGTAAATTTACGAAATACTGCTGAACGAAGTTTTCTTAATTCAATATTAAGATGTTCTAAAATGGCTTCAATTTCTTGTAGTTGATTAAATCTATATTCTACAATACCTGGCATTTCTCTAGATAATCTTTCCAAATTACCTTTCATACCACAATCGAGTCTTGCTTTATCAAGTTCTAACTCGAAAAAAGTAATACAATTTATTAATTCAGATATATTGTTTTTTATTTTATTGTACCATGAACTCATATTAATAATCGTATACTTCAGGTTCTTCTACTTCTTCTTCTTCGATATAATACATGTTATCTATAACATCATCTATTACTTTATCGGTTCCTTTTAATTCTTTTATATTATCCTCAATTACAAAACCAGCAGTTTCAAATTTTTCTAAAAGTTCTTCACAAACCAGTTCTGCTTCTTTAGTGGAAATATAAGATAATACAACCTCCCATACTTCATGTATCAGATGAATTTCCTCTTCTGTCATTTTCATTAGTATCCTCCGTTAATGTTGAAACTGAGTTATTTAGTTCTTCCGATTCACTTTTATCTGTCCAGGAGGAAAAATCTTTCATAATAATTTCTAATTTTTCATCTGTCCAATTTTTACGAAATTCCTTAATAGGCTCCTTGCCTGGTTTACTGTACGATAATTTATTGCCATCTTTAACAACAGCACCTGCTTTTTCAAATAAATCAAGTAAACCACTATATGGATTCATTCCGGTGTCGTATGGTATTTTAATTTGTACACTTTCAAATGGTTTTGCAAAACGGGTTTTCATTACTTTACATGCCGCTCGTATTCCACGAACATCTGTTATTTTGTTACCTGCTTCATCTTCTTTAAGTTTAAGTTTTCGCATCGCAACTACAATCGAGGAAGCATATATAAATCCTTGTCCTCCACTAATTTTATCATCAGGATCAAACATGTCCTGTGAAGCATATGTATGATTACAAGCAACAATTCCTACAGGATTGCCTGCAATTAGGTTAACTGAATTTCGTACTAATGAGGTAAGTGCCTTGGGTTTACGACCCATGTCACCCTTCATATCTCCTTTTTCAAATTGATCTTTATCGGTCGGTGTAAGTAACATACCTAACGAATCAACAACAAACAATATTTTTTGTCGTTCTTCATAAGGTTCATCTGCAAATTGTTCCTTGTAACCTTTCATAAACTCACTTATAAATTTAGCAACTTCATCTACCATAGATACGCCAAATCGCATAAGTTTATCTTCTGAAATGTCTACGCCTAATGCCGATAACCAATCAGAATCGAGTGCATTTTCAGAGTCAAGTATAATAGGAAGGATGCCTTGCTGTTGGGCATGACGCACTAAGTTGCCGCTGGCAATGTAACTTTTACCACTACCGCTTTCACCAGCAAGGCATGTAACTCTTCCTAAAGGTACACCTTTGTGAAAATCACCCGAAATAAGAAAATTTAGAGCATAATTTCCTGTACTAATCCAATCTACCGTATCACTAAAACCAACTGCCATTCCTGGCACGGCTTTTGTGATTGATTTTCTAAATTTTGATACATCAAATGGTCTAGTCATAATTATTCCATAGAAATGGGGGAATAGTTATTCCCCCTTTTAATTTTAAAAATTAAGCCTGGGCTTTTCGATCACGAATTAATTTAAGAATTTGTGCCGCCGAAGGTTTTGTGTCGCTTTTTTCGTCAGCGTCTTCATCTTCAGTGGTTGCTTCTTCTTTCGGAACTTCAGCATCAGCAGGTTTATCTGAAACTACAGTAGGTTTTGTAACAACCGACGGAGTAGGAGTCACTGCCGTTTGTGTACTACCGTCTGTTCTTGACATTCCTGGAGGTGTATAAAATGCTCCCCATCTGTCAGGATCATAAAGTTCGCCTGCAACTGATGCTTCAAACATCTCAAAAATAACATTTATTTCGTCATTACCAGGACGTTTTGGCATAAAATCATTTAAAGTAAATAGCCCGTTTGCATCAATAGCATCACGTTCTACTTGATCTAATGCTCGTTCCTTACGTGACCAATTCGAAGTTGAATAGTCAGCATATTGACCTTTTTGTGTTTTAGTAAGTTTGAAGTCTGTTCCTCTTTCATAATCGGTTGGAATTTCCGGAAAGTCCGGATCCATTAATGCCGCAGATATAATTTTAAAAATAGATGGATTAATTATAAATCTGCGAATTGGATTTTCAGGAATACTATCCTCTGGTAGCGATCCATCTACTACAAATCCCTGAAAAATATATGAACGTTTTTTCCAGTACTTTCTACCTTCGTTTTCCAAATTTGGATCTTTAAACCAAGGTCGAATTTCTGCATGAACTGGACATGCATCACCCCACATCTCTACGCAAGGAACTTGGACAGTAACATTACGCCCTTCGTCTTGCCCTTTAACACCCGGGAATGCTAAACGAATCATTTGTCGTTCTTTCCAGAAGAATGTATTTTCTTCGTCGCCGTCGGGTAAAAATCTTAATGTTGAGGTTGTTCCTTCCGGGATATTCCAAAATGCATAAATTGCGTTATCGGAAACAAATCCGGATGATTTGCGGGTCTCTTGTTCTAAGAGTTTTGCTCGTATTTCTGCTAGTGTAGCCATATTATTTCTCCTTTATTAGCCTATGTTTGTGCCTAAATTACTATTCTTTTATTAGCCTAGCGATTACACATTCATGTAATCTATTATACAGTACTATTTATCAAAAGTCAAGTGTTTTATTGAATTAACTACGTTTTTTTCTTTTTATTATTTTATTAGATTCAGAAATTATGTCTGCATATTTACGCATTTGATTTCCAGCAGTTTCGCCATAATAGCCATAATCTTCGTCTGTACCATGTCCTGCTGAAGCCATACCAGAGTCAAAATCTCCATCCATTGATTCAGGATCACTATGACTAAATTCGTGACCATATTCCTGTTCCAAATATTCAGTAATCCACTGGTCTGGATCTCCGTCTCGAGCTTTAGCAACATCATATGGCATTTCGCCTCTACCTGCACCAGTAACAAAATATTCATATAATTCATTATAAAAATTCTCAT